GCCAAAGAAGCAGCCGTGCCTTTGGCAGATCGGTTAACTGAAATACAGGAAGCTAAAAAAGCAGCGGGCATCGAAGCTCCAAATCAAGATTACCGCGCAAAACTTATGGCGGAGCGCGCCAACGCAGAAGATGAAGCCAAGCGCACGCGTTATATGCGTATGGCTGAATTCTTTGGTCGCTGGGGTTCTACTCCCGGCCCAACTTTGGCGGCTGGTTTGGCTTCAGTCAGAGAAACAATCCCAACACTTATCTCTGACGAAAAAGACGCCAAGCGACTTCGCATGGAAATTGACAAGTCAATTGCTGGGCTTGATGAAGCCACACGCCTTGAAAAGAAAGGTGACTATGAGGCTGCCACTGCTGTGAAAAACAAATGGGCAGAAAAAACACAAGCCCTTACTATGGAGATGCTTAAAATCCAAGAGCAGGAAGCCCAAGACCTACGTAAAGGTGAACGTGAAAAAGCAAGGGATCTCGCCAAAGATAAACGTCAGGAAGCAATCGACCTTGCCAAAGAAAAACGTGCAGCTGCTCATGACGAGCGTATTGAAAATATGCGCAGAGATTTGCAAGATTCTGTTAACAAGACCAATTTGGAAGCGGAAAGAATACGCGCTAGCGTTTCAAGAGGGTCTCGTGATGTTCAGGACAAAACCAATCAGTTAGCCAAACTCAACGCCGCCACTACGCTGCAAGCTAATGTGGAAGCAAAGATTGCAAATGAAATAATTTCAGCCAACTATCAAAATCTACTGGCTGATGCAGCTTTGGCGGGAGATAGTGACGTAGTTAAAGGACGAGCGGCGGCGGCTAAAACTGAGTTAGGAAAGATACACCAAAGCCACACAAAAATGCGGGAAACCGCACAAACTACGTTGGATTATGTCAAACAAGAAATTGGCATGAGTCCCCCTGCTGCTGCGCCCGGAAACAAACCAAGAGTAAAAGGCGACAATGCCCACAAGAGTATGCCTGCCCTTCCTCCCGGCGCTAAACTGGATTAAAAATGGCGATTCAAACTGCTACCAATCCTGATACTGGGGAACGCTTTGCGTTGATTAACAATGAGTGGGTTCCTTTCTCTCAGACTGCTAGTAACCCCGACACAGGGGAAAAGTTTGGCCTTATAAAAAATCAGTGGATGCCTTTGAGTATCAAGGCTACGCCAACCCCCACGCCCGCCGCTGTTCCTACAGCTGCCAAGACACCTGAGCCAAGACCAGAAGATCAAAGCGTTTTACGTCAATTTGCTGATGTACCACTCAAGGTAGGAGCAGGCCTCGTCACAGGCGTGCGCATGGTGGCGGATGCTTTTGGCGCAGACACAAGTGTGTCTAAAACTCTCCGTGGTGTAGAAGACGAGATTGCTGCCCTGTACAGCGCGCAGTCCAAGAAAGACAGCCGTGAGATTGCCCGCATCATGAAAGAGGCGGAAGACAAAGGCATTCTCGATCAGGTGATTGCGGGCGCAAAAGCAATGGCTGTTGCCCCGGTTGATGTCATTTCTAACGCTTTGGGTACTGCGGCTCCCGCGATTGGCGCAGGCTTGGTAACCACGTTGACAGGTGGCGCGCCGTTGGTAGCTGCGGGCGTTGGTCTGGGTACAGGCGCAGTCATGGGCGCGGGTACGGTTAAGAGCGCAATCTACGACGCCACCAAACAAGTGTTGGCTGAAAAGACCAAGATGACACCCGAGCAGATTGAAGCTGCGGCGGTCAAGGCACAAGAATATGGCGGCAAGAACTTAGATCAGATTTTGATTGGCGCGGGGATTGGCGCAGTCGGAGCCAGAACAGGTGCGGAGCCTATCCTTGCGCGTCAGCTCGCAAAAGATATTGTTGGGCGAGTTTCAGCGGAAGAAGCCGCAGCAACTGTCGCCACACAGGCAACGGGCAAAGAAGCCGCCAGAGCTGCGGTCAAAGCTGCCGCAGAAGAAGAAACCAAGAAAGCCGCTGAGCGTGGCATCATTAAACAGGGCGCGATTACAGCAGGGACAGAGTTTGCAACTGAGTTTCCGCAAGGCGCACAAGAACAGTTGGCGCAAAACATTGCGTTGCAACGTGAAGGCTTTGACGTGCCCACCATGCGTGGCGTTGTCAGTCAGGGCACTATGGAAGGATTGGCTGGCGCTGGCATGGGCGCTGGCGCTGGTGCGCGGGAAGGTTTCACAGCCAAGCGCGAGATGGCTTTGGATCAAGGTGCAGGGCAAGACTACAAAGATATGTTCACCCCACCTGAAGGTGACAAAGTAAAACCGCTTGAGCCTACGCCAGAACAACTTGCACTGATAGATGCTGATACACGGGTCAAGAAAGAGGAAGAAGCGCCTCCACCGCCACCAACTTCTGCGGCTACTGATGCGTTGGCAAAAAAAGAAATGGACGATCTTTCGTTTACAGAATTAGTAGCGAAGATTGATGCGCTAAAAGATAGACCGGGAAATACATACATTGCCACCGTAGCTCTCCCAAATATTGGTGAAAAAATAGATACACAATATAAAGTTGTGCGGGGCGAGGATGGTTGGGTTGTTGTTACTTCTAAAGATTCTGAGGGCGATGAACAACCCTACCTAATTTCTCCCGCTAAATCAAACGCGCTTACTGACGAGCAATTAATAAAATCAATAAATGATAAAAACGAACTATACGAGTCGACAGTAACCAAAAAAGGAGCGCCAAGTGGAACTGACAATGCACCAAGTGGAGCAGGCGCTCGCGTGGATGAGTCAGCCCCTGCTGACGTCACTGCCCCCAGAACTCCAGTCGATCAGTCCGGAGGTGTGGGAGGAGTTGGAACAGCTGCACCTAAGAGTGATGTTCGAGCTGGCGTGGGCGCACGAGTCGAACTCGCTTCATTAAGCCAAGAAACCCAAGATGAAATTAGTCGACGCCGCGATGAAGTTTTAAATTTGATTGAAGACGGGGCAGCTAACAAACTCATCAACAACAAACTCAACTTTCTCAACCGACTAGAAGAGACCCACGGGGTAGAACCGTTTAAGCCAACATCTGATGGCCTACCCGCCAAGGGCAAATATGTCAGCACACAAAAACTGATTGATCAAGGTAAGCAAGCAAGCGCGGGGCGGGCAGAAGATGTAACTCCCGCAGCACCAAGAGGCGTAGGCGTTGAAACCGCTATGCAATTGGCGGGCAAATATGAAAAACAAGCGGAACAAGAGCGTCAGCGTCTGCTTGAAGAATCACGTAGTAAATCTTTACCCAACATAAAAGTTGATGATGCTATCGTTGAAGAATACAACGCTACACGCGAAGAAATAAACAGGGCAGCGGACGAACATAACAATGCCCGCGCTCCTCTGGCTGAAAAACTCAAACAGCTTTACGCTGAGCGAAAAAAAGCTGAGGACAAACTTGAAAACGAAAATTTAAATGATCCGTCCAATGAAGCGTTACTGCTCAAGTTAAACGAAGAAATTACCGCTACTGAAAAAGAGTTGCAGTCGCTTGGCGGCATGAAAAACAAACTCCCAAATTGGGATAAAGAGATCACGCCTGTTGAAAAAGAAGTCTATCTAGACAACATACGCAACAACACCATTGAAGAACACAATGCCGCTGCAAAGGCACTTTTAGAGTTTCGCCGCCAGCAAGGTATTGAAAGCCGTGAAGGTGAAGGTACGCTTGATCGTGATGAACAGCGCCTCATCAAAGGCTATGAAGACAACCGTGATGCCACAGGAAAAGTGTACGGATTCAAGTTCCCTGCTTGGAGAGACTTGTCCAATGCTGCAAAAGCCATATACCTAAAAACAGTAGCCAATAATGCGGGCCTGCAACAAGACGTTGGGTTTGCCGAAGTTGCGCAACAGATCATCAGCGAAGACGGCAAAACATCTTCTAAAGATAAACAGGCGCAAAATAAAAACATCCAGAAAATACAGGATGAGGTTCGCCAGAAGTCTGAAAAGTTGCAGGAGTATTACCAGAAGCTGCGTGACAAACAAAGCAGAACATCTGGCGAGATGCCAAAAGCATCAGAGCAGTTATCCAACAACCTTGTGCAGTTGATTAAAGATAACAATCTCAAAGGATTGCTGGAAGGTATTGCTGAAAAACTAAAAGATGCGGATGTTTCACATCGGAAAATTTACCGGCAGGTTGCCAAGTTGGTGGCAAACCTTGGCCTGAAAACAAAGATTGAATTAAGAGACAGCCTGCCTGACGGCGATTTAGCCAGATACCAGCCAGATACGGACACGATCTATGTGACAGCTGAAGGCTTGACCTATACAACAATCTTGCACGAAGTAGTGCACGCTGCCAGCGTGCGGGTGATGAACCTCTATTTGACAGGCCAGAAAAAACTTTTAACTGAGTATCAGATTAAAGGTGTCGAACAAATTCTGGCAATCATGAAAAGCACGAAAGGTGCTTTGGAAAGTAGGCATCCAAACGCATACGATAACCCGTATGAGTTTTTGGCTTACGCCATGACTGACAAGATTTTCCAAGTTGATTTACATGCTGAAGGCGTTGAGTACGCCCAAGACGTGGCTTTTGGATTGCGCAAAGACAAGATCCTTGACCGTATGCCCGGCAAAAAGTCGATGTGGTCAGAGTTCAAAAAAGCTATTGCGGGTATCGTCGGCTACAAACCGGGCCAGATGGTGTCTAACAACTTCATGATGGAGTTGAGCGCGGCGTTTGAAGATATCTTATCCGTGCCTACCGAACCGATTTATTTGTCTGATTTGTCAGCGAAGAACAGACAGAAGCAGGCGCGTAGCGGGGGCATGTACGACCCTAACAACCGCAAAGCTTATGAACTGAGCGAGAAAGAGTACCCGCAGTCTAAGATCGTGAAGGCGGTAAAAGATCTCACCACAGTGCAAGGGTGGAGAAATAAAGCCACGGCTTTTGTGGATACAACCTACGAAGCAGGTAGCGTAGAGCGTCGGTTGGATCTTGGAGGAAAGATCATCCGAAACATGGACGATGCCTTCAATAATTTTGCTGAACACATGGCGTTGGCAACAGGCCAGAAACTCCAGTACATAACGCATTACCTCGATCAACCCCTAACTAATTTAAAGCAGTCGTTTGGGGACTGGATGAAGATGACAGATAAGTCGTTTGAAGATGCTTCAATCGATTTCCACATGTTTGGGGAAATGTTTCACGAACCAGAACGCCGTGAAGTGCTGTGGGTAAAGAGTGTGCCGCTTGAGCAGACTCAAAAAATTGCAGGGCAAAACATCACTGCTGCTGACAGACGCACGCAAATATTGGGCGACAGCAGTAAAAATATTCCCGGCATCATCCACCAAGTTAATCTGACCCCAGACCAGCGTAAGAAACTTTGGGAAGAACTGACATGGCTGGCAAATAACTACGCCTCTGTCCAAGGATATACACCGCGTCAAGACATTGCCAGAGCAATGAAAGGTGTTGACATCTCAAAGCCAAACGCACAAGAAGTGTTGAACAAACAAAACACGCTGTACAACGCGCTGGGTATTGACCAAAAAGAGGTAGATCTACGCAGGGAACAGTTTGATGCACTGCCCCAAGCAGAGCGCGACGTCATCATGAAAATTTTTGACAGCGCAAAAGAGCTGGCAGATGCAACAAAAGAGCTGAACAAGATTGGCAATTACTGGTCATTCCCTGTTGAGAACATCACCGGCATGTATGACTATAAACATTACCTGCCGTTTAAAGGTATCTCGAAGAATGACATGGTTGAAGAACTCGACCCAGAAACAATTGGGCAGGGTAAATTTGGCACTCAAAAAGAAGGCAAGGGCAGCGCCCTGCAAGAAGTTGAACACCCCGCACAAGGCCGCTTTAAAACTTCAGACAACCCGCTGCTTGTGCTGATGCAAGACGCCTATCGTGGGGCAAACAGGGCTGGCAACCGAGACTTTTCGCAGGCGGTTAAAAATGCGCTGCCAAAGAGTGAGAACAATCCAAACGGTACAGGAGTTATCGACGGCGAAATTGTCGAGCATATTCCGCACGCGTCGCGTGAAAACTTTGACTTTGGAAAATATAAAGGCGGCTCAAACATCTTCCATTACAACGAAGATGGGTCTATTGACATCATGCGCATTCGTGACGAAAAGCTGTTAAAAGCGTTGCGGTACACGTTTAAAGATGAAAAGCCTTTGTGGGATTTGATGAATGACGTGACAGGCTGGATTGGCGCACAGCACACTCGGTACAACATCAACTTTGCGCCAAAAAACTTTGTGACCGACATGTTCACTAACGCGTGGAACATTGGTGGCGGCAAGATGGGGCCGTTGTCTGCGTCTAAATACATTGGTATGGTGGCGGGGCGCGTATTGCAAAACGGTTTGGGCAAGGCGTGGGAAATTGCTTCATTGAACGAAAAAGGCGACAACACCAGCCAACAACGAATGCTCAACAGCGCCAAGAAAGATCCGTTTGTACGTGACATGCTTGAGCTGATTAAATACGGTGGCAAAACCGCCTACATCCAAAGTTTTTCAATCAAGAAAAATGCTGAAAAACTCCGCGAGCTTAAAAACAAAGGCTGGGTAGCCAACACCAAAGAAAGCATCGACGCACTGCTTGACACATGGAGCAGCATGTTTGAATTGACAAGCCGTACCGCTGCATACTCCATGTTCAGAGAGTATTACTACAAGAAGAATCTAAAAGAAAACATGTCGGACGCTGAGGCGTACAACGCTGCGTGCGTGCAGGCGGCGGCTGAAACAAAGAACCTGACCAACTTTGAAAAGGTAGGTACTTACGGGCGTGAGCTTGGCGCGTTGTACATGTTTATCCGGCCTTCCGCAATTAGCGCAACACGCGCAATTGAAACCGCCGCCCCTGCCTTCACCCTCTTGTCTACCGCAGAGGCAAACATGCCTGATGCGATTAAGAACGACCCCAAAGCCAGAGAAGAATACATTAAGAATTTCAAGGAACTGCGTTTGAATTCGCAGATCATGACTGTCACGCTCATGGGCGCGGGTTACGCCACATACATGATGGCAATGATGATGGCTCCAGATGACGAATGGAGCCGTAACACCGTCAGGTCTGACAACATGCAACAGTGGACTCGCAATGCGCGATTCCATATTCCTGACAGTGTCGGCCTTGGCAAAGACATTGTTATCCAAATACCTTGGGGCTTTGGTCTTGGCGCATTCCCATCCATCGGCGCGCAAATTGGCGGCATGGTACATGGGCAGACATCGATTAAGAGCGGCTTGGGTAACATCGTCGGGTCTATCTTGACGGACTCGTTCCTGCCCATTCCTATCTCCAAGATACCTCCGTCTGAAGAACCACTTAAATGGGCGTTTGACTCAGTCGTGCCCTCGATGTTGCGCCCAATTTCTGAATACATCATGAACATGAACGGTATCGGGCAGGCAATCAACAGCGCCACGCAGCGACGTTTTGGCGATGCGTTCACAGGCGGCGACAGAATCCCAGAGGTGTACAAGGACTTCACCACATGGCTGTACAACAAGACCAAGGGTGAATGGAATCTTTCCCCAAATTCTGCGTACTTCTTCACCAACAGTTATGTTGATGGCATTGCGCGTCTTGGCGAGATGGCGTACAACTGGATTGATCTGTCCAAAGGCGAGAAAGCTTTTAATCCAAAGACCGATCTGGCGTTGCTTGGGTCTTTCTTTGGGGCAAAGTCAAACGTTGATGCGCGAGAATTCACATCCATCCAAGAAAAAATAAAGGATTTGGACGAGCGCCTGAAGACTTTAAACAAGACAAACAGGGCGACTGCTGTTGAGTTCAGGGCTGAAAACCCCGGAGTAGAAAGCGCCATCACTATCTACAACCAGCAACTGTCAAGGCTTGACAAGATTCGCAAGCGTGCAAATGAGATCCGCACAATGGATATACCTCCGATTGACAAGCAAGAACTGCTGCGGTTGAACATTCTGCAACAAAATATGCTCAAGCATGAAATCATCGAGCGAATGAAGCCTTACGGTATTGAGCCTTAACGGATGCGCCATGTGCGCACCCCGAGGTGGTTATCCTTGGCTGCAATGTAAGACTTCACTTTGATGCCTGCGCGTTTAGACCCGCAGTCGATGGCGTAGATCATCTCAGCGAAGCGGAGGGTAGGGATAAAAAAGCTATCCCCCACCTCCATCGAGTCAAACGGAAAGATCCACTCTGGCTCAGGAATCTGAATCATCAATCAATTCGGTTGGCAATTCAGTCTTAAACCAGTACAGGTAGGCTGGATCAACACTGATGGCGTTCTTCCAGCCAGTCGTCAGACGTCCCTTCTTGTCATCAATCAGCTTACCGCGTGCCCGCATATCGGCCTCAAACTCCCGCGTACTGATTTTGCGTTCTGCAAGGAACTTCTTCAGTTCTGCCTTGGATACTTGCACAAGACTTTCTTCACTGACAATCCGCGCAACGATGGGGCCTCTTGGCTCCATTGTGACCTTGCCATCTTTAATCACAAGGATGTTCGCCATGTTGCGGTTGATGAAGTCAGCAAGCATGGATGGGTAATCTGAACGATTGACCCTGATAACTTTCTCACGGATCTCAATCATGCTGGCAACAGTAGCCTCATATGTCCGGTCTAAGGCATACGCTGTAATGTTATGCTCGTTGGCAATCGTCCCCGCAGCCATGTTGACGCCAAGCAAGTTCTGATAAAACCGATACTCAACGTGGTTGCCAAAGTCGCGGATAAATTTATCTTCCCATGCAAGGATGTGATCTGTCACGTAATTGTCGCCACGGGTAATGACTTCTTTGATGAACATCGGGCCAGCGTGCCCGTAGTTGTAGTTGAACGCATCAAAAATGTACGCGCCCAACTTTGTATTTTTCTGGAGCAACTCGGGGCGTTTGACTACAAACTCAATCAACCTAGCCGCCTCACCATTAGGATTTGATTTGGCGGCTTCCAATATGCCATATACACCGTGGTTTGAAGTAATCACCGCAATCAATGAGGCAGACATCTCATATTCACGTTCGGCGTTAACAGATGCTTGCATCCTGATTTTGGCTTTACCATGAGATACGTTGTGTATCAACTTGCCAAGTTCTTTACCGTCTTTGTCACCAACCTCATCCAACCCAAACATCAGGCTGTGCAGGCCAAGATAACGCCCTGTAAAACCATTGTCAGTACCATCCACCACACTCATGTTTTTAGGATGCCCAAACATACTCAGCCCTGCGTACATCGCGCCTGTCTTGGCATTACCGGAATCGCCGAAAAGACTCATGACTACGCCAGAAGTGTTTGTGTAGCACATCAATGGAGAACCAAGCCCACTCATGGATGCAAACGCGTGTAACTCAAAGCCGGGGGTGCTCAAATAATCCATTGACTCACGCCAACGCTGGAACGTACCGTGTTTGATAAGGTGTTTGGACAAGCCTTTAACAAACGGGGATGATGGTGCGTCAGCCATTTCGCCTTTGTAAGTAATTTCTTTCTTGCCAATTACAAAACTTCGTCTAGGCCATTCTTCGGTATCAACGGATCTTTCTTTTGTCCACCCCATTTGCATACGCATTTGCAGGGCAGCTTCTGTGGTCTGGAGGTACTGCCCCCATTTAATTACGTAATTCATAATGTGTTGATCGTGGTGGGATGCAAAAAATACCCCGTTGCTTGACATGATTGCTTTGAGAGCTTCCTTGGCATAAACATGCTTCATTGGTAGGAGGAACTCACGATGTCCGTCTTTTGGTAATACAAGACGCATTTGCAAGCACTCGCCATCAAGTGGGCTGACCATGCGGGATACGGGGTACAAGTCATGGGACAAGATAAGGACTGGATCGTCTTGGTGTTTGACACCTTTCTTGTCAACCTTCGGCGCGGGGACAAAATAAATACCGCCGTGCTGCCCCCGCACAAAGGGCATCAATAGGTCTGGGAAATCAGGAACCGTTTGGGTATTCGGTATTTCCCATATTGGTTCCTCCTTATTTGTTTTTGGTGCTGGAGTGAACTCTCTGGCAAGGGATATGGGGCTGACAATCTTTCCTCTGTGCTGGCACCCGTTGCATCGGTCGGGATAGTTGTCGATGAACCAAGCGCAGGTTCGTGGAGCAGGAATGGCATTTGCTTTTTCTTCTGTTTTTGCATGGGTGTATCCCGGGTGGTCTTCTGAAAATTCATGAATGGCGGTAGCGCCGTCATCACAAAACTTGGCAAGCGATAAACCAGCCCGCCATAATGGTTCTTCCAAAGTCTGCACGTTCTCGCACATGAATTTGACCTGTGCGCACCCGCCTTCTTCATCTACGCTTTTCTGTGCCAAGACCTCAAACTTGCGCGGGAAGTTATCTAGTTTGAGCAATGCCTTGGTATCGTCGTCTAAACCCTTAGGCACACTTGCAAGGATATCCTGCGCTTCTTGTGGCCTCTGAATGATTTCGTTTAGATCACCATACAGGAATGACTTGAACTCCTGCCAGCTATACACATGAATCTCATCCGTGATGACTGACGTAGGGCGCGGGGTACCCGTCTTGTAATTGAAAGTCTCTGGACACCGCATGATCCGTGCGGCATCTGCTGTTACCACGGGGTCAATGGCTATGTGTTCAAGACAGAGTATCTTAAATAGCTCTGCGGCTGGTTTCCACACATCCTTGGGGATGTCTTCATCCATGATCCAGTAAGCGTGTATGCCGCCACCGGAATCAATCACCACTGGGTCTGGTAGGTTTGCTGCCCCTTGCAGTTTGTACAACGCCACGTGAGCGGCTTCTTTGCTGTCGTACTCTTTACCTTCACCTACATCCAGATCAATAAAAAATGATCTGACAAACAAACAGTCATCTGCTTTACGACTGTATCCTTCAAATGTCCCCAGTGCTACAAATACATCCGCTTTCTTGCTTTTGAGTTTTTCGATTTCTTCGATTACGCCGTCGAGTGTCTCTGCGAATCGGTTTGCCATTCTCCCGTTGGTCAAACCACTGACACAATAGACACCCTGACTTGGCAATGCTTTCTCGTAGAATTGTTTTAACATGTGCTGCCAGAGTTGAAAAGAGCGAGACTATGCTCGCTCTGGTTGATGATGTCGGAGTCGCCTCCGTTTACTTCTTGTCGAATGACCTCCCGACCATGTCTTCAAGATAAGCTTTCGCTTCTGCGTTGCTTTTTGCTGGAAGAATCCCCTTGGCGGTGTCGCTCTCGATCAGATCGGTGATCGCCTCGATCTTCAGCAAATTCTTATGACGGATGTGACCGCCACGAAACCAACTGAAAACCGTCATCCGAGTTACCTCCAACGCATATGCTACATACTTTGCGGGCAGATTTCCTGCGACGCACGCATGAGCTAGGGCAATCCCTGCCCTATTTGGGTTGGCTTGTTCTAACCCCGCAATGAACTGTTTACTGTATGTCCGTGGCATCCTTACTCCTTATTTCTTAGACCACTTTTTGACCACGTCGGTGATGTTTTTGTCGTCAGCGGCGGGCTTGGTTGACGCTACCTTTGTGGGTTCAGCGACTTCCTCGGGTTGTGCAACTTCTGTTTCACCAGTGGTGTCTACCTGATAGACATTCATCTTGATGGCGGCTTCAGCGGCTGGGCTTTTTGACTGGCGTGCAATGGTTTGCAAGTCTGCGTCTTCCACCTTACCAGCGGGACTGAACAAAACCTTTGGTGTAGGAGATTTTGTGTCGAAGGCCATCTTAGTAATCACCCGGCCAGCGCTTACGTTGTGAGACGCGAGGTGCTGGATGTAGGGACGGAATGGAAAACGACCATTGTCTTCTTTACCGAAGGCAGATGTAGCGGGCAAAACCAACTGCATCACGTCGCCAGCGGGATCGTTGGGCAACACTACGGCAGTGCGCCATGACAGGCGGCAAGCTGTGCCTGTACCGCCTTGACCAGAACCTTTAACAGCCTTGTCGCAGTCTGCGCACTTGCTTGCCAAAGGAGTCTTGACATCAGCGTCAGGAGTCTCTGAGTCTGTTGACCAGCAGTTCGGGCTGATCTTCTGACCTTCTTGGTATGTACCCTCGTAGAACATACGAGATGCTTTGTGTGCCATCTTCACAAAGATGACGTTCATGTGGCGGTCTTCGATCGCACCGATTTCCTTGCCACCTGCGTACTTGCGGAATACACCGCCTTTGATCGAGATGCGTTTGTTGGAACGCGCACCGCCTGCTACGGCAAGTGTGTCTTCATCCAAGCCCTCAACGGGAACCATTGCACCACTGAACATTGTTGCGAGATCTGTACTCATTTGATTTCCTTGTTACTGAATTGACTGATTAATTCGAGGGTTTGCGCACGACAATCGTGAACTCCCTCATCACATTCACTCCGGGCGGCAGTCCATCGTCTTGCCGTTCCTTAATGAATTCTTTGAAGTTGCCCTGATGGATACGTGCTTCCAACAGGTCAACCGCTTCGTTCTCCAACACAAACTTCCTGAAACTTTCGCCATCTGCAACAGTGAAGCGTTCGTTCAACTTGCGAATCACCGTGCCGTTGTTTGTGCGGATACTTTTGGCATTGCTCTCATTGCAGGTCACCATGAAGTTTTGCTCAAGGACTTTCATCTCATCCTCCAGCGCCCTGTCTTGGACTTCCCACTCAGCCTTCATCTTCTCACGGGCTGAACGAATTGTCAAGTATACCTTGACCAATTCATCTAATTTTGTGTCTTCAATTTCTTCGACTGCGCTCATATCCCCATCTCCTGTTTGTAAAGATCGACCAGCTTCTCGTGCGAATCTACCTTGCCTTGGAGCATCTGGTACACCCTGCGCTCAACCTCCGCGCCTTGGAGATGCACCACCGTCATACTGTTGACCTGCCCGACTCGGTCAATACGAGCAATACACTGTATGTACGTTTCCACGCTCATGACAGGCGACCAAAATACCACCGTGTCAGCGGCGGTCAGCGTCACCCCATGCGAGGCCGCTTGTGGCTGGATAACCAGCACCTTTGGGTTCTTCTCGGTTTGAAACCGATTGATGATGTCGCCGCGCATCCTTGCACTGACGCTTCCTTCTATGATTTCATTTACCACTCCTTGTTGATTTAAAAACCGCGCTACCAATTGAATGGTGTGGCTGTACGGCACAAACACAATGACCTTGTTATCGGTCTCCTCCAGCACCTCCATCAAGGCGTTGAGCCTTGGAGACACGTCAAACTCAATGACTTCCTTGTCGTCGGTATAGACCGCGCCACCAGCAATCTGCAACAGCTTGGTGAGCTTGGCTGCCGCATTGACTGCGCTGACTGTTTCTCCTGCTGCCTCAATGAGCAGTTGGTTCTTCAGCCAGTTGTAGTATTTCGTCACCTGCGGTGTCAGCGGAATTTCTCTCGTCTGATACACCACCTCTGGCAAGTCGGTACATTCAGACTTCTTGAATCTGATTGCAGGTTGCAAGGCGTTGAACACATCGGTCTGCGCAGAAGGTTTGGGAACCCACTTGAACCGCGTGATCGGATACATCACCTTGTCACGCCATGATGTCATGTACTTGGGCACTCCTGCTGGGTTGACCAGCTTTGCCAAACCAAACGCATCCAGTGGAGACTGAGAGGCAGGCGTGCCTGTCATCATCCAAAGACGGGTTGAGGGAAGGATCAGTTTTGCCAAAATTTTCCAGCGTTTTGTCGTTACCGTTTTATATGCGTTCGCTTCGTCAATCACAATTAGGTCAAACCCTGCTTTACTTATTTCTTCGGAGACTGTCCCCACTCCGTCGAAATTGATGATGACGAATTCATACTCTCCGTTGATGACTTTTTTGCGTTTGTTTGTGTCGCCATACGCCACGCCAACGGTGCGGTGCATCGCTGTCTTAAAGATGTCAGCCTGCCATGCGGAGTACATGATTGAGAGTGGGCAGATGACCAGCGCCCGCTTGACCAGCTTCTCTTTCATCAGGTAGTCTGCCGCCCAGATGACTGACGATGTCTTGCCTGTGCCTGCTTCATTGAAACAGAACGCGCGCTGTCTTAGGGCAAGGTATGAGGCAGTGGTTTTCTGGTGGACGAATGGCGTATACATTCCGGGCCAGTCATACTCATGGGGCATGGGGGAAGGCGCTTCCCCGTAAAGCTTCATGAGATGTTGCATCTCTTTGATGCCAAGATACACCAGCACTTCGACAAACTTGCCGTCGTCACTTAGTACCTCGCACCTTTCAATGTGCCCGACCAAGTAATTAAGTTGGTGTGACGGTACTTTCAAATGTACCGCTGTGTTGTCAATGACTTGCATACTATCCTTTACTGAATGAAACTTTGACCCCTTACGGGGGTCAGTCGGTCAAGCCCGTCGTGCGAAAGGAGAGGGGAACTCGAAAACACCGCCTGACTGACATGGTTAATGGGGGCCAAAATCGTAGAAAAAAACCCCCGCCGCCGCTCACTCATGCCTTACAGCAACGGCTATTACTTCATTGCGCCACTGGACTTCCTTGCAAACGATCTGTTTTTGCTGGGTGACTCAAGTCGGACTCCGTCTTTGTTTGATCCACCTTTAGATAAAGCCTTGACGTGTGCAACATCTTTTCCACTGCGGTCAACACCTTTGGCGTCGAGCTTTCGTCTTGCGCGTTGGCGCTCCATTCTGTTGTCATGTTCTCCACGATCTTTCTGTTGTTCATATTCTTTTTTGTAGGGGCGGGGTTTGTTTACGTATGGCATGGTCAGCGTCCTTTATGAAAGTCACACGTCGTCACGGGACACCAGCCGCACAGCGGTGTCGGGTTTGGATTCCAGACGTTATTTTCGTATGAAGCATCCATCCGTGCAAGGTCAACCTTGAACGCATCCCACAGCGCAGGAATCTGGTCGCGGGTGTACTCCTCGGTGGTGAACCCGTCGTGCATCACAAACAGCAGACCAGCCTTGATCCGCATGACTTTGGGAAACTTGGCAAAGGTCATCAGCGCCATCAGCTTTAACTGTTTTGTGTCAGGGTACTTGCTACTGCCTGTTTTGTAGTCAAGGATGTGAGCAAGGTCGCCATCAAGGATGAGCAAGTCTACGATACCGCGCACCCAGTATCCCTTGTTGTAATCACAGGCGTTGCCATCTCTGTCCAGAGCCATCTTCAGTTCTGGATGCTTCTCGCCATCAATTTCCAACAGCGTGTCCATCAGCGCCTTGAACCGTTCGTAGTTCTTGGCAAGTGGAGTGCCATCCTTGGTGTAGTTCTCAAGCGCCTTGTGTACCTCGTTGCCGTAGGTCATCTCCTGCGTTGGCTTTACAAAGAAACGCTTCAGCACCTTTATCTCTTGATACTGCTTGGGGCAGTTGACATACTGCTTGAACGACGAGAACGACCATGTGTAACTCATGTGTTCTCCTCGGCAAAGCCGTTCTTTTGCTTGAGTTTGGCTTCAATGGCTCGATAAATATCTTTAATGTCAAAAGTTCCCATGAGTCGGACTTTTATTTCACTGTGCAAACCATCTATCTCCTCATCCGTCAGCCCTACCCATGTGCGCTGTGGTGGGTGCTGTGCAATGGCTTGCTCTGCAATCAATTTGTATTGGTTTAACCAATAGCGTGTCTCAGCAACATTGTTATGCCTCTCATTGCGTTTTGCATCCGTAAGCGCCTGTTTCAATACTTCAATCATGCGTAGTCCCCCTCCTCCGTGTGTTCAGTCAGTCGTGCCGTTAACCGAGCAATGCGCTTCTCGTTGTATTGGATAGCCGCATACGCATACTCAGCCGCAGTCTCAGCCTCCAACTTGCGTAGGTGTGCTTCGTGCAACTCTTTGGTAATGACCTCATGTATGGTTCTTGCTCGCATTACATCTTTGATGTATTTGATTGTTGATTCTCTGAATGTCATTTCTGCCCCCATGAAAGCCCACGTTCTTTGAGAGCATTTTTAATTTCACGTTCGGTGACTTTGCCGCAGTTACATAGTTTGGAAAGATAGTAGTCAGAGTCTTTTAAACGTCCAATCAGTTGCCCAATCGTTTGAATATTTTCTGCTTTCAAAACATTTGTTGCGCGGGTTGTCAACTCCAAATTCACGATTGATTGCTCATGCTCAGGGTAGTTGTAATTTACCAAAGCAAGCATTCTTTCACTACCCACCACGCAAACAAATACTCCATCATTAACTTCATCAAATTGAAGATCAACACCGTTTGCAAAAATGTAATGTCTCATTTCTTCATGCCTCTGATATAAATTGCAAACGAACTGATGGTGTCTTGTCCAAAACCTGTCAGTTTCTCGACGTGCTGTGCCACTTCTTCAAGGGTTGCATAGCGGGCTATTTCCACTCCGTCTTTAACCCCTTGGTCATAGCTGTCGGCGATGAGCTTGGTCAATTCTTCTTTTATGTTTACTGCCGCCCTCACCGCTTCTTGCTTAACCTTGCTCTTTTGTTCGGTGTCGTTGAATTCAGTCATAAGTATTTTTTCCCTTGACATATTTTAACATTCCCCATAGCTATGTCCATACTTCGCCTCACAAGCCACGGGTAAACCCCTAGCCCATTCTGGTGGTACGGACATGCACTCGATCACATACTTCATCGCCTCGTCCTTCTCCGACTCAGGAACTAAGATGACAGCCGCATCATGAACTGTTAAAGCAACGCGGTATCGCTCTTGTATCTTGAGCATCTGCTCGCCTACGACAATCCTTGCCAATGCTTGAACTACGTTTTCAACCAGCGACCCGCCCCACAAGGAAACAGGCCCTTTACGCGACTTGTATACGTATTGGCTTTTAGATTCTTCAGTGTTGAGGTGAAGCTCAGGATAGCGGATCATCAAACCATTGGGCAGTTTGATGCCTTCGGAATGCACTTCCAAGCATCTGTTCTTGCCGTAGTAGTACGGCTTCTTGCCTTCAGCCCAATCAACCAAAGTCTTGATTACTTTGTCGCCTTCCTTCCAAAGCGCGATCACCTTGTCGTTAAGATCTCGGTATGTATCAACATATTCTTGCGCTTGTTCCAGTGTGACGATTGCCCCGGGGGGACTTGTCTTGAGCGTGTGCTGAAGTTTTAACGCGCCAGTCCCATAGCCTAGACCCAAAATACAGGTTTTGCCAACGAACCGTTCCACAGGATCTGCCTTTGAGATCGGACGACCATATATCTTGGTAGCAAAAATGGAGTAGACGTCGTCTCCATTGGCGAATTGTTTGGTGACATCTTCTTGTCCCGCAAGCCATACGAGGATGCGAGCCTCAATCTGGGACGAGTCGCAGTTGATGACAACGTAGTCGTCAGGCGGGATAACTGCGTTTTTGAGGGTTTTCTTTTTCTTATCTCGACTTGGCAGATTCTGGAAATTGACCTTATCAGAGCCAGCCCATCTGCCTGTGTGAGCGCCATAATATTTGAGAGGAATGGGGAGTCGCCCCCGATTACGCTTGCCCGTGTCGATGAAGCGTTGAATGCGGGATTCTTCGAGGGTGGACATTGTGCCGAGCCTGACCGAGCAGAGTTGTTGAATGAATTCATTCTCGTGGTCAACCAACGCCAAAAAACCTTCATCATTTTTAGCCAACGCATAAGTCATTTTCCCCTTTGATTGTTTGCTTTTACTTTCTTTCATGGGTACTTCAACGCCATGTTCAGTTAACAACGCAGCGAACTGCTTGCCGCTTGCCAGCTTCTTGCGGACAGCTTCCTCATCCTTACAGTGGAGTCGTTCCATCAATGTTTGAAGCAACGCCATCTTTTCTTCTTTGAGTTCAACGAGACGGTCTTGAAGCAACGCATCATCCACATGAAACACAGGTTCGACAAACATCTTCAACGTCATGTCGATCAAATCCAATTCGTTTTGTGGAAACGCGCTCACGAGAATATTGAAAAGCTTGAGGGTGAGATCGACGTCGTTCATGCAATACTCACCATATCGCTGAAGTTCTTCTTCGCTGAAGTCAAGGCGTTTCTTACCTTCGGCGTGTATCACCTCGTCGCCTTTCTCACCAATCCCATACCGCAGAGCCAACGCCTTGAGCGAGCCACCTGCATCTACGCCATGAATCGCCCGAGCCATGCACAGCGTATCGAATAGGTAGGTAGGATGGCAATCAAAGTGCCACGCAAGAACACAAGCATCGAACAACGTGTTATGACACAGCAGGGCCGAGTCATTCCAGTCGATCTTCTTCAAATGTTCTTTTATCTCAGCGTGCGTTCCTGAGAACCATGTGGTCGGTTGATCGTCGACCTTCACGCCCACGCCAATCACCTCAAAGCGACGATCTCGAACATACTCCTCAGTGGTCTGGGTTTTGAAGCCCAGCCCCTTCGCGTAATAGGTTTCAAAATCAAGTGTGACAAAACTCATTTAGCTCCCCGCTTTTGTTTTTGTTCTGTAAGGTACTTGCGTAACCATACAGCCCCGCCAAGCTTGCGCCATTCTTTGAACAACTCTTGCGTCAGACGAGCGCCCACGATCTTGGGGTTGCTGGTCAGTTCACTTTTTGGTCTTGGCATGGATGCTGTTCCCCTGCGGATTTGGTTGTGAAAATTAAATGGCATCGGGTGCATCGGTAGAGCATCCCTTCTTCGACGATAACCTTGCCACGCCCACGCAACTTACCCCAGAATGTTCGTATCAATTCCAACATCACCGCCCTCCCAATGTCTTAGCAATACCGCCCCAAAAACTTGAGTCAGTGCCGCCATTGCCAACTGGGAAACTACCGCTTGAGCCAATAGTGGCAGTGATCGCGCCGTTTTGTTGTAGTGGTTGTATTTGCCCTTGCAACACTGAATTTTGCATTGCCATCCTCGGGTCAGTCCAGTGTGGTTGTCCTTGTTGTTTGACAATATACGGACTCGTCTCTTGTTTCACTTCCTCGCCTGCAAGACGCTTCATGACTCGCTCGTTAAAGTCATCACGGTAGAACTCTTTGCGGGCATCATCAAGTGCCTGTCGCTCGTCCTTGTCCGCAATACGCCAAGCGTAGTCAAGTAAGTCACTCCATTTCCCGCCAAACATTTCTCCCTCGTATGGCACAGTACCTTCTGCCTTGAGGAACTCCTCGGGGTTGGTCTTCATTCGGTCAAGCAAAATTTCTAATCCTGTCAGCATCATCGCTCTCCTTAAATAACTGGTTTCAAGTTAGGGGTTGAGGAATGGTTTGATAAGGCAATACGCCACGGCTTGTTCCCATGTGAAAAATTCGCCTGTGTTTTTACGCATCCATAGATCGCCGCCCTTGCTCGTCGTATGGACAAAATCCATCTCATTGAGGTACTTATGAATATCGGGGGGCGTATGCTGATACGGCATACGAATGTCAGTGATGTAGCTTGGTGTTACTCCTGTAGTTGAGGTATTGCTGGTTGTGTAGACAAGCATTGGTTCTTGAATTCCATTCATCATGTTTGTTCCCCTAAATAAGATTTTCAAAAGTGTCAAAAAAAGGCATGGCGAACCATGCCTAACGAATCAAGCCTGTGCTTTGTTGATCTCTCTGTTGAGATACCACTGAGCCTTCTGTAAGTCTTGTAGCTTGTTGCCCTTGTGGTCTGATCGTGTGATGTACTTCACCACATTGCCAAGGTTATAGCCAAGACTCTTTGCCTCGATAAAGTCGATCGTCTCGATGCCACCCACCTTGTAATGCTCAGGATGATTCACTGGGTCTGCCTTTGGTTCTTCCATCACGATGGGATAGTGTGTCTCGACGATGTTTGGAGCTTTATTTAACGACCCAGCTATGGCTGGCTCGCTACTTAGCATCCTTTCTCTGCCTTTGAATGTGCCATCTTTTAATCTGATGATTCCCAACTGCTTGCGCTGAATGTTTAGCATCACATGGGCTTGTTGCATGGTGCAGTCAAGCATCTCCACCACCATGCCTGCTTTGGCGTTGGGATTCTTGCGTAAGAGATTTCTTACCCGAGCCGCTTTGTTTATCTTCTTCGCTTTCATTTGTCTTCTCCTTTTTTGGTTCGACGTTTCACTGACACGATTCCAACCCCATGTTGGTCTCGTGCTTCTTGCATTTCATCGGCATAGAGATATGCCTTCATTGGTATATCGTGTGGTGCTTCTCCTTTCATGATTAAACCTATCATTGCAAATCCTGCGTGTAGGTCACGCAAATTACTTCTGTCTTGTTCATCCATTCAAATACTCCTTGGTAATGCTGACGCTAACCACCAGCCCAATATGACCAGACCAGTACACACGATCGCCAACATATTCATGGCAAAGACTGTCCACCAAAATACTTTCATGCGTTCTCCTTTGCCCATATCTCAAAGAAATGAATGTTGGCGGCATGAACAACAAAGGTAATTCCGCCTGCGAATTCAATCTCTTGAAGTTGTCTTTGTTGTAGGGCAGTGACCTTGCTGTTGTCATGCGCTTTTGTTTCGACCGCAACAAACTTTCCCTTCACGCAACACAAGAAGTCAGGCACGCCTGCACTGCCATACCCCGCCCCATGTGGCATCGCATAGTAGATATTGTGTTCTTTAAGAATCTTCTTGATCTTGTCCTTGACTCTGCCCTCGGGTGTACTAGCCATTGTTCTCTCCTCTCATTGCCATCAGTGTCGGGAGTGTCAGCACCATGCAGTAGTACGACTCGGACGCTCGCCAACCTATCTCATCAAGTTCTTCTGACTGATTGTTTTGGTAGAGCATCAGACTGGTGACGCCAACATCAGGTAAGACCGTGTGCTCGCTTGCAAGAATCATTGCCAACTTGGTCTTCAACTCATCTGGCAATGTCTTCTTGTCATAGCGTCTGTAATACCCGTCGGATACATAGACAATGAAATGATCTTCTATGCGACGCATGGGTACACGCACCAACCCAGTCTTTGTTTGGTGTGAGACTGGAGAAAGCGCAATAGTTATTGACATGGAGTTGCCATCCATGCGTAGTCGTAGTGTGTGGGTTGACCATGATAGAAAAACACTGCATCAAGATTCTCGTCGTACCCATCAGTCACAGGTATGTAGCCGTTCTGCAAACGATTATTGCCAATGCCCTCACACGCAAGCTTGGTCATGGTCATCACAGGGATAATCTCCGCACACTCGTCAACGCTTTTGTAACGCTTAAACTGCTCAACAAGTTCATACTGTTTATCCCCTACGATTTTGACTTTGCCGACTATGAAGTGACCGAATGAATCCGCACCGATCATGTAGAAAGGATTGCGAAAGAACCGATCAACTTCTTGTAACTTCTTGACTCGTACTCTATCAGCTTCATTGTATTTGTCAAGTACCTTTTTACATTTAAGTGTATCGACTGCTACATGATTACCACTAGGACTTTCCCCTAGAAACGCACAGAGCAACGCTTGTATCTCATCAGGGTGAAGATCGCTTGCTGACTTGTATGTACTGCCCATTGCAGTCTGCATGATCTCCATTGCATCGGAGAGCTTGCCCATCTTCTTGCCGACCAACTTGTCAACTGTGATGATTGCGCCAACCCTGCCTAGAGTTGCCATCAGTGAAGAGACTTTGGTGCTACGCAATGTCTGCTTGTCCTCGTCGCTACTGCCACGCTCTTTCTTGTAGTATGGTGTGCGATAGCAATACTCAAGCTTATTGTCTTTGTTCGTGTGGGTATACACCTTGCCAATCGCCATGCCGTTAGGCAAGCACATCTGAAACGCTTGCCTGAGACCACCAAGCGGGTTCTCAGATAAAACTTTCAAACCAAACTTGTGGCACATATCTCGTACCAGTGGAAACACATCACTGTTTCTGAGACTCTGCTCAAGCTCCTCGCTCTCGAACCCTGCAAGAATATATCTGCTCATGACTTCCCCTTTCAGTTAGTGACCCAGTGATTGCTGGGTCGTTGATTAATACTGTTGAACGATCTCGCCATTGACCTCGACCTCGTACCCCCATATGCTTGGCGGGTATGCTTCATTCACCCCATACCGAATATCTTTGAACACCCCTCGATGCTCTTTGTAGACCCTCTTTGTTAGGTGTCGCTTAAGATTGTCAAACACTTCGATCGGCTCAGTATGAGCCCACTGTGGGTGCGCTACCTGCTGTTGAATCCTCCCGACATCCAACGCCACCGCATAAAGAATCATTGCATCAAGTGGTGCTTCATTACGCAATGCTTCAGCGGCTTCAAAGGCTTTGCCATGTTTATGTTCGTCAATGACTTCTTTGGCTGTTCGTAAGAACGCTTCTCTGTCCATCGCCTTGCACATGGTCTCACTCACCTTGTAGAAGTGTTCGTATCCCGCAAGAACTTCTCTGCCCACCTTACGGTCAACTTTTTTACCGATAACGACATACTCGTCCTTTGATGTCATCCTTCCATCAGTCGATAATTTCAACCCCTTGAAGATTGGCATGATTCTTTTGTATCCGCTCTGATCTCTGATCGTCCAGATCATTCCACCTCTGCGTGAATCGTTATTGAACCATCCTGCGCTGTAATCACTGAGGAAGCGCTTCTCGCCTTGACCATACGCATAGTTGCCCTCGGCATTGAACTCAAAGAATCCATCAGGTCGCACAGTACCCAAGATATGAACTGGATGCTCATACCTGATGTACTCATGTGGTGTGCTGTGAGTGAACGCATGGACGTTGCTCTTACCCATTGCCCTCTCCGCATCGTATTCTTCTTTGGTGATGATGGTTGATTGCCAACGAGTGCCACAGGTCACATCAAATACTATTACGCCATTCTCCTCCCTGACATAAAAATTCTTGAGATTCTGTTTGCGATCACCAAGTGGAAACCGATTGGTCGTACCACGATACGGCTTTTCTGTCTTTGCAATTCGATTCAAACGATCGTAATGGAACCCTTGCATTTCATTCTCCTTTAGTTAGTGACCCAGCATTAGCTGGCTCGTTGGTTTCATCAAGCCATGACACCCACTCAGTGTCATCAAGCCATGTCAACACATCCCGCCACAGTTTTGGGTTTTCCGTGTTGTTTGATAGTCTTTCAAGACAGTAGAGATAAGCGCCATTACCCATTTTCTCCTTGAGTTCTTGCGCTATCTCCTTGGACATTCGGTGCTTGCTTTCTTGTGTCACGCCATTCCTCCTGTATGCGTAGTTTGTTGTTGTGATTTTGAGATCAAACAACACCGCGACCCACTTATCAGTCGTCACCGAATTTCACCAACTTGCCGACAGGCGGTGTGAACGATTTGTTCTGTGTCACCATCCACAGGGTTGGGCTAGGAATGTTCCACTTGATGTCGCTCTCGACATACCCGTCAGTGAACACGATGACACACTCCGCATTGATGCGTTGCTTGTTGATGTATTCGTTGACGCATGACACATGAGTACCCCCACCACCCTCGGGCTTGAGCAGACCTGCGATGTTCTGGTAGTTGTCTTTGAAT